TCTGCTACCAACTGGGCGAATGCCGGAAGGCCAGCGCGTGTTAACGGGAAGTGGGAGCGTGAGGATGGAATCTTCAAATCCAGCTTCCAGAATACCGACTACAGCAAAGTCCCGGCAGGTTTCAGAGGAGCTAAGCCATGAGCCTCTTGAAAGACATTCAGATTTTCATCGCCGCTAACCCTGGCTTAACGAACAAAGAGATTGCGGCATCAATGCCACAGTACGACGTTCATGCTGTTCAGCGCGGGGTATGCCATCTGGTCAAACTGAATCGCGCAACCCGCCAGCATAACGGTAAGTGCTACCAGTATTTTGCCAAAGCGCCGGGTGGTGACGTTAGCGAGGGGCGTTCTGCACTAAAAATTAACCGGGCAGATACACCAGCTGTATCAGAACAGGAAGAAGAGCCGAATCCAGCTGTAACCGCGATGATGGATAAGGCTCAAGGCCTGTTTGAAAAAGGGCTCTACCAGCGTGCAGCCACAGTTCTGATGGATGCCTTCAACCGCTCTAAGAACGAAGAGCAGCGGATGAAGATACTGATTGAGCGTCAGCGTTGCCTGAGCATGGCGCCGAAAGTGAAAGCACCCTCTGATGCATGGTGTCTGGCTGGCCGAGCGAGGAATGTCTGATGAAATACTCACTGATTTACGCTGACCCAGCCTGGCTCTATGACAACAAAGCCAGTAACGGTGCAGCAGAAGATCACTACGACACGATGAAACTGATCGACATGAAGCGCTTGCCGGTTTGGGACCTGGCTGCCGATGATGCAGTTTTGGCTATGTGGTTTACCGGAACCCATACCCGTGAAGCTATCGAACTGGTTGAAGCGTGGGGCTTTAAGATCCGCACGATGAAGGGCTTTACCTGGGTGAAGTTCAACCCACTGGCAGAGAAGCATATCAACAAAGCACTTCAGGCAGGCCGTGTGGAGGATTTTTACGATTTCCTCGACCTGCTGAACGCACAAACACGCATGAACGGCGGGAACTACACCCGAGCCAATACCGAAGACCTGTTGATCGCCACCAGGGGAAAAGGACTTGAACGCAAGTGCGCCAGCATCAAGCAGGTTATTTACAGCCCACTCGGTGAGCACAGCCAGAAGCCAGCAGAGGCGCGTTTCCGTCTGGAGAAGCTTTACGGTGACGTCCCACGCATCGAACTATTCAGCCGTTGCGGTGCGCCTGGCTGGGACCACTGGGGAAATCAATCAGAATCACCAGCTGTTGAGCTTATACCGGCAGTTGCGGTTCCCATGAAAAAACCACAGGAGCGCGCTGCATGAAAAAGCTATCTACCGAGCATGAGAACGCTGTGCGTGATGTAGCCCGTCAATGCAACGATGCCATCAAAAAAGCCCTGAAGCAGAAGCCAAAGCCAAGCTGGAATGTCGTAGTGCCTCCGATCCTGAAGGAGTACCACGAGAAGGTTAAACCGATGGGCGTAAGCCTGGTGATGTTCAACAGCGTAATCGGACGCCTGAACGGGCGTTATGGAGTCGAGTCATGATCGAATTAACGCCGCGTCAGAATGAAGTGTTCGAAGCTATCAAGGTTCATATCGAAAAGGCTGGCTTCCCACCTACGATGCTGGAGCTCGCCGGATTAATTGGCTGCGCATCACCGAACGCTGCTGTAGCGCACGTGAAGTCACTTAAGAAAAAAGGTTACATCACTGTTGCTCCTGGGGCAGCCAGGGGCATTACCGTCGTCAAAACGGAATGGGATACAGATCCAGTGACGATCATCAAAGACCTGCTATCCGGTGGAGATAAGGCCAGAGATAACGCTGTTGAATGGCTGAAAAAACAGGGAGTGACGTTATGAAACTGGTGCTCCCGTTCCCACCGAGCGTAAACACTTACTGGCGAGCCCCAAACAAGGGACCGTTAAAAGGCCGCCATCTTATCAGCGAGAAGGGCAGGGCATACCAGAGCGCGGCATGTGCAGCGATCATTGAGCAACTGCGTTGCTTACCAAAACCATCATCATCACCAGCTGCGGTGGAGATCCTTCTCTTTCCGCCAGATGCCCGCCGCCGCGACATCGACAACTACAACAAGGCTCTGTTTGATGCGCTTACGCATGCTGGCATTTGGGAGGATGACAGCCAGGTGCAGAGAATGCTGGTGGAGTGGGGGCCGAAAGTGCATGGCGGAAGGGTAGAAATATCGATAACCAGGCATCAACCAACAATGGGGGGAATTGGGTGAGAGCCATACTGACGCCTGAAATTGCGCCGATGTCCGGGGTGGTTCTGTTCCGCCCTGGTACCGAACTGCTCTGGCTATTCCGTCAGGGAAGGGTAGTTATTGAGCCACCATCCGAAGCCATACAGCATCTACCATCTGGATTAATCCCTGAAGCCCACCAGCCCCTGACTGACGATGCCAACATGCAGGCTATTTTCGTTAACGAGAGGGTCATTCAGCGAGCTGGTGGATTGAGTAGCCTTGATGCCTGGCTGGAGAGAAATTTTGAATGTCAGTGGCCTCACACTAATTGGCATGCCAGTGACTTTACGGTTATGCGCCACGATCCGGGGAGCATTCGTGTTTGCTGGTCATGTGATAACCATTTACGTGAGCAAACCACTGAAAGACTGGCAGGAATTGCCATGCAGAACCTGGTAAAATGGCTGCTGGAAAGGGTAAATATTGATTTAGGTTTCAGCCCTGACCACACTCTTTCGCTTCCTGAGTTCTGCTGGTGGATGGTACGTAATGATCTGGCTGACCTTGTTCCTGAATCAGTGGCGAGCAAAGCACTCAGAATCAAGCCAGAACAGCACAGTTCTGTGATGAAGGAAAGCGACATTGTCCCGTCATTACCGGCTACGCAAATCTTTCAGGAGAAGGCAAAAAAGATAGTGGCGGTGAAGGTCGATCCTGAAACGCCGGAATCTTTCATGCTGAGGCCAAAGCGCCGACGCTGGGAAAACGAGAAATACACCCGCTGGGTGAAGTCGCAGCAGTGCAGTTGCTGCAATAACCCAGCAGACGACCCCCACCACCTGATAGGCCACGGGCAGGGTGGAATGGGTACCAAAGCGCATGACCTGTTTGTGATACCGCTGTGCAGAGCGCATCACGACGAGTTACACGCTGATCCCGTGGCATTTGAAGCGAAATACGGCGACCAGTTAACGCTGCTGTTTCGGTTTTTAGATCGTGCGCTGGCAATCGGCGTACTGGCGTAAGTGGAGACGCAAATGATCAATCCTTCAGAAGTAGGCAAATCCGGCGAGTTGGTTCGCCTTCGCACTCTCGAAAGTATCTGGGTACAGGGAAAACTCCGCATGTGGGGCCGCTGGTCTTATATCGGTGGTGGCTCGGGCGGAAACATGTTTAACCAGCTTCTGGCATCCGGGAAAATAACCAAATCTGCCATCAACGATGCGCTGCGCCGCATGAAGAAATCCGGCATCACTAAACCCGAGTTGGAAGCATACCTGCGTGAAATTCTCGAAAGCAAAAACAAAACTGGCCTGGCGTTCTGCTCTGACGAGGAGGGGCTGAAGATTGATGGCGTTATTGCTGCCGTATTGATGAAAGAAGAATACCGTGGGTTATATGGCGTGATTGTTGATCGTCATCGTCTGCGCAAGAGCAAACTCCAGATGGCTAAAGAGCTTAATTCAAAACACCCCGACTG